ACTACAGATGCTTCAGGTAACTGGACATTAAACATTAGAGGTGATGGTTCAAACACATTAAATTCAATTATGGATACTGGAGAATCAATAACAGTAGCACACATTGTAAAACAAGGTGGAACTGCATACTACAATTCAGCTGTACAAGTTGATGGTAGTGGAGTTACTCCAGAATGGCAAGGTGGTTCAGCACCAACAGCTGGTAATACAAACTCACTTGACGTATACACATATACTGTTATTAAAACTGCAGATGCAACGTTTACTGTACTTGCAGCTCAAACGCAATTCGCGTAAAACTAGGAGGATAGAAAGATGCCTATATTAGGTTCATTTGGAGCAGGTTCAGGAAGAGGATTTGGTCAACAAGGCGCAGCTTTTAAACCAATGACAGCCACAGGAGGAACAATTACCGAAGTTGGAGATTATAAAGTTCATACATTTACAAGTCCTGGAACATTCGAGGTAACAGAAGCATCAAATGATCCAACAGGTAATGAAGTAGAATATTTAATTGTCGGTGGCGGCGGTGGTATGGGATTTGGATATGGAGGGGCAGGCGGAGCCGGTGGTTATAGAGCCGCTGGTTGTGGTCCTGCACCACTTCAAGGTTCTAATGTACCTACACCTGTCACTTCTTATCCAGTATCAATAGGTGCTGGTGGAGCTGGTGGACCTGTAATGCCGGTTGGACCTTATTCTCCAGCGAGTAATGGTACTCCATCATCAGCAATAGGTTTAACTGGAGCAGGTGGTGGTTTTGGAGCATCAACTCCAGGTTCTGCTACTGGTGGACCGGGAGGTTCGGGAGGAGGAGCTGGTGGACCAGGCTCACTGTCAGGTTTTGTAGCTGGAGGAACTGGAAATACTCCTCCAGTCAGTCCCCCACAAGGAAATAATGGTGAAAGCGGACCAACACCTGAAGGAAACCAAGGTGGTGGAGCCGGTGCAGCGGGAGCAAGTCCTAGAACAGGTGTTACTGGAGTTACTAATAGTATTGACGGAACATCAAGAAAATATGCTTGTGGAGGTAGATCAGGTCAAGGAACTCCTGACTCAATATCACCAAGAGCAAACAGTGGATTTGGTGGAACTTGTCAAGGTGTTGCTGGTTGTTCTGGAATAGTTATAATAAGATATAGGATAGCTTAATATGGCACATTTTGCAAAAATTTCTGAAGAAAACGAAGTATTACAAGTTGTTACTTTAAGTGATGATGTTTTATTAAACAATGGAGTAGAAGATGAATCTTTAGGACAACAACATTTACAAACACATAATAATTGGCCAGCACATTTATGGATTCAAACTTCTTTTAACACATTTTCTAATCAACACAGATCAGGAGATAATTCAAGAGCATTTAGAGGAAACTATGCAGGCATCGGTTATACTTGGGATTCAAGCAACAATATTTTTTGGCCTCCTAAACCTTTTCCATCTTTTGTAAAAAATACAACACTTGCACAATGGGAATCTCCAATTGGACAACCTCCAGCTTTGACACCTGAACAAGAAAATGATCAAAATAATGATTATAGTTATGATTGGAATGAAACCGATCAAAATTGGGTTTTGTTAACTAATCCAAAATAGTTAATACTTGATTTTTATGTAATATAATATATATTATATAGTATATATTTAGACAGTTATGGAAAAGAAAGTTTTAAGTGAACAAGCTATATATTACGGTGATGTTTCAATGCCAAAAGGTTTTGAAATTGAACAGAAAGTTTTAACTAGTGATATATTACAATCTAAATTTTATAATGATAAATTTCCTTTTTCAAAAACTTTAGATAAATTATCTACTTATATTTCTGATCATATAAAAGTAAAACATGATATTGTTTTAGTACAAAGAGAAGCTTATGGAGAAGTATACAAAGAAGAAACGACTTTACCTATATTAGATGTTAATCCTATGGATTTAAGAAATTCACCTGACTTTACTTTACTTTATGGAGTTGATGTAAGACATTGTCATATCAAAATTTATTACGATAATAATAGAAGAAAAAATAATTGTTTTGATATTGAACTTAAAAATAATATGTTTGTTATGTTTCCTTCTTCAAATCTCTACAACATAATTAACAAACAAAAAAATTCAGTAAATTTTATTCAAACTATTCTGTATGAATACCTCTAGTTTTTGGTATTTTAAATCTGCGTTGACGCCTAAATTTTGTGATGATGTCATAAAATACGGTTTGTCAAAATCTGAAGAAATGGCAAAAACAGGAAATACTAATAAGGATAAATTAAACAAAGAAGAAATTAGAGACATAAGAAGAATTAGAAATTCTAATATTGTTTGGTTGGATGAACCATGGATTTATAGAGAAATACATCCTTATGTACATAAAGCTAATGAAAATGCAGGTTGGAATTTTAATTGGGACTTTAGTGAAAGTTGTCAGTTTACAAAATATAAATTAAATCAATTTTATGATTGGCATTGTGACTGTTATTCTAAACCATATGATAATCCTAATAATAAAAATCTTTATGGAAAAATAAGAAAACTATCTGTTACTTGTCAATTAACTGATGGATCAGAATATGAAGGGGGAGAATTAGAATTTGATTTTAGAGATTATGATCCTAGTAAAAGAGATGAATCTAAACATTTAGTAAAAGCAAAAGAAATACTTCCTAAAGGATCTATTATTGTATTTCCTTCGCATGTGTGGCATAGAGTAAAACCTGTACAGAAAGGAACAAGGTATTCATTAGTAATTTGGAACTGTGGATATCCATTTAAATAATATGATTAAAAAAGAATTTTTTAAAACTCCTATTTGGGTTGAAAATAAAACAGATTTTTTAACCTCTTTAACTAAGGCAAGTAATAAATATATTAAAGAAGCTAAACAAACAAAAGAAGCAAAAGAATACATAAAAAAATTTGGTGATTTTGGAAGATCATATCATTCAACTCCCTTAACTTTTGATAATGATTTTTTAGATTTTAGAAATTATATTAGTGCAAAGTCTATAGATTTTTTAGATGCTCAAGGTTTTGATTTATCTTCATACGCATTAGTGCTTAGTGAAATGTGGGTTCAAGAGTTTTCTAAAAAAGGTGGTGGTCATCATTCAACTCACGTGCATTGGAATCAACATGTATCTGGTTTTTATTTTTTAAAATGTTCTTTGAATACTTCTTATCCTGTATTTCATGAACCAAGAGCAGGAGCACGTGCTACTAAATTAAAATTAAAAGCAGGGTCTAATATAGACTATGCAGATGATAAAATGCATTACAGACCTACACCAGGTGATCTAGTAATTTTTCCAGGGTATTTAGAACATGAATTTGTTGTTGACCATGGCCTAGACCCTTTTAGATTTATACATTTTAATATTGAAGCGGTAGCAAAAGAAATTGTAAAAGATGTTTAAAGTTGTTGATAATTTTTTAGATACAGATGAATTTAATCAAATAAAAGAAAGTTTGCTTGGAGACAATTTTCCTTGGTACTATAACGACGTTATCACAAACAATCAAGATTCAAATGATAAATTTTATTTTATACATAATTTTTATAAAGATATAACGATGACAGACAGTCCAGGTATTACAAGTAATTATTTTTATTTATTAAAAAGTATTGTAAAAAAAATAAATTGTAAAAGTATTTTAAGAATAAAAGGTAATTTACATTTAAATATTAACAAGAAACAAATTAATGAACCACATGTTGACTATCCATTTAAACATAAAGGTTGTCTTTTTTATTTAAATGACAATAACGGATTCACTTACATTGGCAAAGAAAAAGTAAAACCTAAAGAAAATAGAATAGTTTTTTTTGATCCAAGTAAAGAACATTCAAGCAGCCTTTGCACTGATGCAAAAAGAAGAATTAATATTAATTTTAATTATTTTTAAATTATGAAATATACCATAATCAAAAAAGCAATTGACAAAGATTTAGCTTTGTTTCTTTTAAATTATTTTTTAATGAAGAAACAAGTTTTAGATACTTGTTTACAACATAGGTACATATCTCCGTTTGAAAAAATGTTAGGAATATATAACGATCCACAGGTTCCTAATACTTATTCTTGTTATGCAGATATAGCTATGGAAACTTTAATTCTTAAATGTCAACCTATTATGGAAAAAACAACAAAACTAAAACTATATCCAGCCTATACTTATGCAAGAGTTTACAAGAAAGGTGACGAACTTAAAAGACACAAAGATAGATTTAGTTGTGAAATATCAACTACCATGAATCTTGGTGGTGATGCTTGGCCTATATATTTAGAGCCAGATCACACAAAAGGATTTTTAAAATCAGATGGTGGTTATCATTCTGAATATACCAAAGGAATTAAAATAGATTTAAAACCAGGAGATATGTTAGTTTATAGAGGTTGTGATTTAGAGCATTGGAGAAATAAATTTAAAGGTAATGAATGTGTTCAAGTATTTTTGCATTATAATAATAAAAAAACAAAAGGGGCAAAACAAAACATGTTTGACACTCGTCCACACTTAGGTCTTCCTGATTGGTTTAAAAGAAATGATTGATATATTTAAAGCAGGTATTTATGAAAAAAAGTTAGATATTAATAATAAAGAATTATTAAAATATTTTTTAAATTTAAAAAAAAAATCAAAAGGTAGAACTGTTAGCAGCCCCACTGGTTGGCAATCTAAAGATTTACCTTTAAAAGAAAAAGTTTTTTCACAAATCGTTGAAGAGATAGATAAAAATTTCTATGAATATATAAAAATCCTTTCATTAGATTATAGTAAATTTCAAATTGGTAATATGTGGTGTAATATGAATGGTTACAAAGATTATAATTTAGTACACAGTCATGGGGATGCAGTTGTTTCAGGTGTATATTATATAAAAGTTCCAAAAGACTCAGGAAATATTTTTTTTGTTAATCCAGCTTTACAACAAATAGAAGTAAATTGGAAAAACTGCATAAAAGAATACACTAACTATAATAGTTGTCATTTTAGTATTAAATCAATCGAACATTATTTATTATTGTTTCCTAGTTGGTTAAATCATGGCGTAGAGCCAAATTTAAATAAAAAAGAAAATAGAATATCCATTTCTTTTAACATTACTAAATGTTAGAATTTTTAACAGATATTAAACACGCAACTCCTATACAAAGAAAAAAAGAACTTTGGGATGTAGAAGGAATATTAAAAAATAGACTTAATCAAAAATTAAAATTTGATTTAAGA